TCTCGGGTGAGGAAAACGTCCCCTCCATGGAGTTCCTTCTCATCTCCCCAGACTCCGCCTTCTACCTCGAAAACGATACGGTACATAACTTTAGTCATGATTCTAACTCCCACTTTTCGATAATTCCATACCATCCGTAAACACCGGATTCTCGCTTCATTCCGATTTGCCTAAGCCTTTCCAGTAGATAGGCTCGTCTTTCGTCACCTCCGCCACAGCACCAGTCACAACCATCTAACTCACGGTTCATACGATCCAGTTCCTTGTTGATCCAAATGCCTTCAAGCGTTTTCATCTAAAATGCTCCACTACAAAGTATGTGTGAATCTTAGCCATGTCACCAAGACGCTCCTTCACGTTTTTCGTATGC